GGTCAGCCGCATTCATCAAGTCGCGCTTATGCTCCAAAGTGAATATTGCATCGCCCTTTTCGTCCCGGCACTTCAAGATAAGAACATCTACTAAAACCCCGATGTCAGCATCTTTTGACGTATTGAAGAGCCTTTTTTTCTCGGCAAGCGTCATTGGTTTTGCATAAACCATCAAAGATTTACCTTCGTCACCCCATTCAGGAACTTCGATAACTTTGATTTCCTTTGCAGAAAAATGCGCTTTAGCCCGATCAATAACACTCATTTTTATTCCTTATGCTAATGTTGATTCTGTAAGCGTGCCTGTACCTTGGAACGAGAATGTGGCTTCGACCATTCCGTCAAATGCAGCAGAGCGTTCGATACTAGTGACTAAAACCGTTCCAGTGTAATATTTATCCGTTGATGCGTTGCCTTCTGGATAAAGATTCAAAGTGACACTTGCACCAGCCGTCAATGCCGATTGTGCTGATTCTGTTTCGTCCCAGAAACAAACAACCGAACCCGTCCAGCTTTTCATACCAGTTTTGAATGTGCGGTATGAATCGCCCATGATCGAATCCTCAATCGTGTCTCCCGTTTCCGTGAGTGTGTACGACCGAGTTTCTGCCATTGTAAATGTGCCGATCTTAACGACACCTTCAGAACCTGAATGATTTGCCATGTTGAATTATCCTTATGCCGCAGTGCCAGTCGTCAAAGCACCAGTGCCTTGGAACGAATATGTCGCCTCAACCATGCCATCGAACGCGGCTGACCGTTCAACGCTCGTTACAAGAGCCGAGCCATAGTAGTATATGTCTCCAGCAGTTGCACCTTCAGCATAGAACTTGATGGTGATGCTTGAGCCAATGGTAAAAGTTCCCTGACCAGTTGTATCAGTCTCGTCCCAATATGCGACGACAGAACCAGTCCAACTTTTCATGCCAGCCTTAAAAGTGCGATAAGAATCGCCCATGATGCTGTCTTCGATGGTGTCGCCTGTCTCTGTAAGCGTCCATGAACGTACTTCTGCAACCGCATTAGTTCCGCTGTGAATGACGCCTTCGCTGCCTGTATGGTTAGCCATTAGTTTCTCCTCAAGCTGGTGACTCAGATTCGGTTTCGGTTGTTCGATAAGTAACTTGGAAAGTCATCTTAACCGAGCCAACAGGTTGTTCGCCTGACGCATTATAATCTATTTCCGTTCCCGTCAAAACCGTATCTTTTGCAAGAGCATTACAAGTAGGATCGGCTAAAATAGCTTCTTCAACGTCCTTGGCAATCGCGTCCAAACTATCGTCTAATCCGCTTGTCCCATTGACCATGCCCTCAAGAGCAAAATCAACCCGGCGAATGATCTTTCTTGGTCGTGACATTGTTTCTGGTTCAGAGGTTTCTGATACCGTGTAGACGAGCAATGTCGGGAGCGAAACTGAAGCGACTGGATACAATCTGGTCTGATAAACCCGCGATCCTGTGCTGGTCAAATTTGACACATTCGTAATGATCCGATCTCTGATTTGCTTTCTGAGATGAGACATTACTGCTTCTCCAGAATCAAGGTTGTCATTCCAGTACCGTCTGACTGAACAACGCGAACTTTATATGTCGATGCGTTGATTACCGCAGTATCATTATATCCTGCTGTCGCTGGCAATGAGGCTGATGTGCAGACAAACCTCGGTTGCGTCGAAACAAAGCCGACATTCGTATTCGCATCCGCTTCAAAATATTCGTTGTCGAATATCCCGACCACAGATGACACGCCGCCAGCCACAAGTGTGTAAGTAGCAGTCGTGCCAAAATCTGTCGTATTGATCATAAAGAGTCGGTCAGCTTCCGTCTCAACACCCATTACTCACCTCTAGGCGTTCTGCCCTTGCGTTTCGTGAACTCAGGAGCGTCACTGAGGCCGATTGACCGATCTGAGACTTCCTGATCAACCTCAACAATGGATGCCTTCTTGGCCCGTCCCATGTTGATCAAATCCTGTGCCTCGCGATCACTCATTTCGATGATTGTGCCAGCATCGCAGAAATCGCCTTTTACAAATGTCGCAGTTGTAATTTCAATCTTCATTGCCACTTCTCCATCATTGGCCCAGACATAAACTTGATGCGCTCTGGATATTTCAGATGAGTGCGAACCAAATCCCAAATCCGTATATCATTCTGATATGCGTTTGCCTTAAAATTTTCATCCACAGGTGAGTGCCAATATCGACGCTTCTGTGCATAGCAATCAAAGCCACATACCTTGATTTCGTTATATCCTAAAAACTCAGCAATCCAAAGTGCCGCTGCACCAGATAATCCGTACTCAGGACAAACGCCTGACCAAACCATCTTTGGATGATCGAACTTGTGGTGAGATACTTTTAAGCATGGATGATCTTTGACTAGTTCCCAGATTGCATGATCGAGGAACACAACGAAATCCAAAGGCAGTAGCAATGCGTGTTGGTTGACGCCGATTAAGTCTACATCCTCTGTCAATCGATAAATGTCTTGGAGGAGTGATGGCCCACCGCCGAGGATGGCAGCCGAGCGGCCTGATCTTGATCCTTCGATCTGTCGAATATCGATCATTTTGTTTCCGAATTAAATTGTTAAAAAAAAGGGACGGTGTGAACCGCCCCTGATCTTCGTTATGTCAGACCGATTAGGTCGTTGTGATGTCTTGGCAAGCCGCGAACGACTCAGCATGACGGACACCAACATCAACGTCTTGGAAGAATGCGAGACGCAGACCACCAGCCGTCGAAAGGGATGCCGTGTCAACAACGATGTCCACCCCTGACCACATTCCGATAACCAACTCATTGAAGTTACCATAAATGAGAGCCGAGCAAACGCTTGTGCTCGTTCCTTTGGTGAGTGTCGATGGCACAAGGTTCGTGGAAGCAATGCCATAGCCGAGGAGCGTGTTCATCTCACCGAGGATGAAGTTGCCTTCAACACCAGACGACTGCTTGGCAGTTGTGCGGAGTTTTGCGGTAACCTTTGGATTGGTGAGGTACGACAACGCACCCGTGTTTGCATTCGCAATATCAACAGCACGCTGAATATTGTTGACCATAGCCCACGTTGGAGCACCACCGTTCGTGCCGATTGCAACTGCACCGATGCCTGTTGTGCCAAGAATACCAGTTGGCTCGTTGGAACCACCGCCCTTGATTGCGACATCATCGATTTTAGCCGCGATCTGGTTGATAATATCGTTGCGGAGCACCATTTCGACCGATGGGTCGGACTGGATGATCATACGACGAGAAATATCAACATAACCAGCGACAGTCCTTGGCTGCATTGTAAGCTGACCGAAAACAGGAGCACCTTCAGTTGGTGAAGATGTTTCAGCAACAAACGCAACAGTTGTCTTGGTGGCAAGTTTTGGAATCGCTACGTTGCCCTGAAGGCCAGTCAGCATCGTTGCACCGAGGCCAGCAGTGACGAGAGTGTCACGCAGAGCATCAATGAACAGGTCGCCACGCTGATCAGTACCGATCATGTAGCCACCCTTAGATGTGCTTGTTGCTGTGCCAGAGATAACATCACGCTTCGACCAAGCCATGTCCGATGGAACATAGAAACCACGGGCAGTGCGGCCTACACGCTTGCCGATTTCGTCGGACAGTTCACGCTCAAAACCAGCCTCAGACCAGTCCTGACGAGCCTGAGCGTTGATTGCACGCATAAGCGAATAAGAAGACCGCTCACGCTTGTTCAAGCCAACTTCGTGCGAACCGTTGCCAAGTGCTGTGCTGCCGAAAGATTCGATCAATTCACCACGGAACTGCTCAAGCGACAGACCACGGGCGATTGCCTTTTCAGCAATGTCACGCTTATTGAGACGAGCACCTGTCTCAATGATTTCTGCATTCTGCTTAACGATTGCGGAACGCATTTCGTCATGATTAACTTCACTCATTTTAATCTCCTGAATTGGGGTTGAGATAATTTCAATAGACCGACCAACACCAACAGATGAATCTGCTGGCAGTGATACAATACTGGCTTCAATAGGAGTCCATTTATTAACGCGAAAGACCGTCCCGTCTCCCCCATCTTCACGAACCATTTTGTTAACTTGATACCCGACAGAAATGTTCTGCCTGATACCGTCAACCACATCGTTGAATACCTCGGTGGCAAGACCGCCTTTTCCAAAGCGGACTGTCGCTCGCATCACACGAGCCGAGCCATCGATTCGTACTTCTTCGATGATTCCGATTTGCTTCTCAGGATCATGGTCGAGCAACAATGGTGCTCTGCCTGAATTGAGAAACGAAACATCAATGGAACTTGGATCGTGATCCAAAACTTCCATACCAAACGAACGAGCGACTGGCTTTTCAGATGACATTGCAATCTGAACTCGCCGCTCATCCTTATTAACTGGATTTGCACCCATCTCATAGCCGCGATGACGTACTTCAGTTGGCGATCCAGAAGCCTTCTGCATATTGTTGTTATCAATCATTGGCTCCTGAACATCTTCCATTGATGGAACTTCTGGCTGTGCTTCTTCAGCCATTGCTGGCTCATCTTCATATTCAGCATCTGCCTTTGCAAAAGTAATGACATAAGCCTTGTCACTTTCTGCAACATCAATGATGTGTCGTTTTTCAAGTTCCATAATGCTATGCCTCATTTGTACATCTTTTGGATATACCTCAGCTTGATCAACGACAAAATCACTATTTTTGAGTTCATCTGGTGCTGCTCTGCCAGTCTCGTCAATCTTGTCCATCCTACTAGCCTTTCCTTCAGCCCATGTTCTGCCGGGGTCACCGCCCCATAATGCCCATGCAATCCGACCGTTTGACGGATAACCATCTTCGCCTTGCCTGAATCCTTCAGCCTGTTTATCAACTTCATGCCGAGCAAAGAAAGAAGTCATGCGACGAATTGTGTCTGGCGAAAGATCAACCTTGTTTGAGATATCTCTTGCCCTTGCAATGCCGACCTCAGTGCCACCTCGACCAAATTCCTTACGCCAAGCAAGAGCGCGTTCAGCCTCGCTGACCATCGCATCAGTAGGAACTAAATTGATCTCAATCCCCTTGTATTGAGCCATTTTCGCCATCCACTAACGGTGTTGCAGGGAGTTTATCTCCAAAAGGTTGGAACGCTGTTTTGATTCCATACTGAGTGGCAAGTTCACCTTCGGCTTGAATCTGTTCAAAGACTTCTTCAACGTCTCGACCGTAATTTGCGGCGATGTCTTGCATCGTGATGATGCCGTTCTGTAGACCGATGACATGAGCGTTGATTTCCCTCTGAGGATCAATCCAGTTCCAGCCTCTTGCACGATAGACAAGATTATCAGCAAACTTGTCGAACTTTGTGATCGGCAATGGAATAGCACCAGTAGCCATCGCCATCGCCATCCACTTCTTGTAAATCGGGTCAATGAAGTGTTCGATCATGAATTGTTGAAGAACTTTATAATGATCCCGATCTTCCATCGTGCCTTGTCGTATTGACGAGTAAGATACGCCTTCGAGATTGTTAGCCAATGAGACATACGAAACTCCTAGTCCAGAAGCGATACCTCGCAACACAGCCTTTTCAAATTCAGCAAAAGCTGAAACTGGATGCTGTGGGTCAAACGGAACGAAATTCATTCCCTTTGGAAGCTGCTCAAAAGTGCCGGGCGATGCTTCCATGATCGGCGTGTTATAATCTTCCATATCAACGCCAGAATATCCGTCACCATCTGGAGATGTGAAGAAACCCATTTTAGAGGCTGCTGTACGGGCGGCAACCAATTCTGCCTCCTCGTATCCGTCAAGCATCTTGAGCCGCGTCAGTGCTGTCGCCATCCACGGGAAACCGCGAGTCTGACCAGCCCGATCAGCAATGAATAGGTGCAACATTTCTTCAGCAGGAACCCGAATCCGTTTTACCGTTGCGGTCTTGCCGTAGATTGTATTGCCGGGGTGGTTCTCTAGTAACCAATACGCAACTGGACGCCCAAACTCGTTGATTTCAACACCCATGCGAATTTCGTTCTCATTGGCTGTTGCCTTCATATTGTATTGCTCGTCGAGATAGTCTGACTCGATAAACTGCAAAGCAAAACCGTATGGATTCTCTCTTGTCTCTACAAACCGGATTAAGCACTCACCATCACGGGAGATATTATTGATGAACATCTTTTGGCAATCGAGCCAAGACATTTTACCGTCCATCGTGCAGACGCCTCTGGCTCCCCACTTATCAAAATTGCGTTCGATGATGAGATTGCCAACTGTGTCTAAAGATTTATCTGAGTTGCGACCACGAACTTGAGTGCGAACCCCTGATGCTCCGACAACATTTGTTGTAACCATCTGGAGATATCGAGCCGCATAATCATTGTTTCGTGCAACATCACGGCAACGATCACGAACAGGACGCAATGCTGGGCGAATTTCAGAATCAGCACTTAGCGTATT